ATGGCCCCTATGGGGCCGTTCTGCAAACCCCGCGTTTTCACGCGGGGTTATGATTTTGCAGCTTTTCCAATTCCTGGTCTGTCGGCATTTTTTGAAGAACACTTTCTTCCTTTTCTCTGGCAATCTGAATACGTTTTAATTCATTATCCAGATCAATTCCGCTGATTTCTTTTTTTAACTTTTCTGCTTCCAAACTTTTAATGCTGTTATCATGTTTGCGGTTGCATACCCATTTGATCAACCCTCTAACAGACGGAATATCAATTTTCAGCCCTGACACTTCATAGCTACCGCCAAAAAGCACCGCAAAGATAAATAAGAACGCAAACCAATGTTCCTGAATAAAATCCATTCCCTGAGAGAATGCAACAACATAGTCTCCCGGAGAATTCAAATTCGTTGTTATTGAAATGTCTTCATCTTCATTAAGAACAGAAAAAATCTCAGTTATGTAATAACAAAATGTCGCAAAATCACGACCTTTTATTTTTCTTTTTGTATTCACGCGAAAAACGGCATGGGTTTCTCCGTTGTAAACATACAAATCAAAACAAGTGTTTAAAACTGGAATAGCATAGTCGCTGATTGTGGACAAACTATGGTGGTTCAGCATTGCACGCGCCAGCATTGGTGTCAGTCTGAGCTCTTCGACTTCTTTTATAATTTGAACTTTTCGACGCTTCACATAAGGACATTCAATTCTATTTTGCTTATGAAAGCCCGCAGCAATTTGGGCGTCTGCCTCTAATTCTTTTTTTATTGGATCCTGAATGTCCTGTTTTTCAAAGTATTCTCCAATTATGCCGAAGGCGACTCTTTTATCGCCCAAAATCATAACCAGATCGCCAGCCTGCATTTCGCTCGCAAAACTATAGCATTTGTTTATAGCGGCACCTGGCCGTTTATCAGCGTAATTTAGCTCTACTGCTTGACGCAATTTTTCTTCTGTATCTTGTGTAATATTACTTTGAAGAACTGCATTCCAGCCAATTGCGATATACCCACTATGAATGTATTCGCTGTAGTATGCACCCGACTTTGTCCGGATCATCCAAAACGAGCAGGTATCGGGAACCTGAACAACATGCACTTGCTGGTTGATTTTTTCAACAAGCTGAAAATTATATTCTTCCATTTTCTTCCTTTCGTAACTGCTGCATTGGTGACGCAGCGGCATTTATTTTATTGAGCAATGTGCAAAGTTTGTATACTGCCTCAGTTTTTCAGATTTTTCACCGCCCGGTCAAAATCCGACACGATCTTTTGCGTGGGGTTGAATAGATCATACTCGGCTTCCGCTTTCTGCTTTGCCTGACGGGCAGATATCTTGCCTTTGTCCGGCAAAATATCGTACCGCCGGAAGGACAAAAACTCGTTGATGCTGGCAGCAAACTGTTCCATAGTGAAGGTATTTTCCCGCTCGATCAGATCCTCGATATAGTCAAAGTAACCGGAAACGGTGCGTTCCAGCTGCCGGATCTGCTTCTCGGACAGGTAATTTTTTGCAATGGACACATCCGATTTGAGCACACGCCCCTCTGGTGCGTACTTCCACGTGGTTAGCCCCATGTGCTCCTTGGTGTGGTCGGCCTTGCTGTACACGATCTCTGCCGCCGTCTGGCCGGTGATCGCATAGTGGAACTTGTTCTGCACCATGGCATAGAAGTCCCTGGTCACCGGCGCGTTGCGGTCATAGTCGATGCTGCACTCTGCAAAGATATCCGTCACCTGCTGCCAGATCCGGCGCTCACTGGCGCGGATGGATCGAACACGCTCCAACAACTCACGGAAATAATCCTTACCGAAAGCGTCCTTGCCCTGCTTCAAGCGCTCGTCATCCAGCACAAAGCCCTTGGTCATATACTCTTTGAGAATGCCGGTAGCCCAGATACGGAACTGCGTAGCCCGGCGGGAGTTGACACGGTATCCCACAGAGATAATGGCATCGAGGTTGTAGAAGTTTGTTTCTCTGGTCTGCGTCTTATCGTCCAGAGCACCGTGATGTGTGGTTGTTTCCATTTTGGAAACAACCACTTTTTCGTCCAATTCGCCTTCTTCAAAAATATTTTTAAGATGTTTACTGATAGCAGGTTTCTGTACGCCGAACAATTCGGCCATGCCCTGCTGTGTCAGCCAGATGCTTTCGTCCTTCACAACGGCATTGATCGAAACATCTTCCTCCGCAGAGCGATATATCAAAAACTGAAAGTTATTTTCCATCCTCTATCCTTTCACACCAACCCACGGCAACACCCTACCGCCAGCCCTTCAATGACCTTCTCCTCCAGCTGCTGATCCGCAAGCACCATGCTTTGCGTTGGCGCACCGGGGGCGTTTTTGTTTAGTTTACATCAGTTATTCAAAGCCTTTGCGCGCACAGTCGGGCTTGCTGCCTTGAACAGATCATATGCGTTCAAGACATCCGTAATTGCCGGGGGTGACTGTGTGGTCGATGCTGCCACCATCGCCGCTGTATCGGATAATGATTTCATCAGCGCTCAAAATATTCTTAAACCACTGGATATCTTCATCATCGCCCATAAAAGATGTCAGTTCCCAGTACTGCTTTCCATCATAGCCGCAGTCCACATCCGTCCAATCGATCGTGTAGGTGTATTTATACTCGCCCGCGCGAATCGTGATCGTGTCCAAGTACACATATTTGTTGCCGCTACACAGAACCATGAAAAACATTGACGGATCATTGGTGCTGCCATTTACAAAGAAGGGCAGTATATAGCTTTTGCCTTGATTGCTCAGTCGGTCTTCCGTGGGTGACACATAGCTTCTTGCGTCCTCGACCTTATCGTAACTGATTTTCAGCTTTGCAAGAGCGTCTTTCAGTCCCAGCACCTGCTGGGCTTCTGCCAACACCGCAAAGTTACTGACCTGCGCCTTGCTTGCATCGTCCAATTCGTTATAAGCATTTACAGCAGCCACAATTGCCGGGCGGCGGGCAGTCGTGACGGTTCCGATTTGGTTGATCAGGCTTTCCACCTGCGCTACCGTCGCAGTATTGCATTCTTCAAGAGCGGCTGTGCTCATATATTCTGCTGGGCTGACAGCCATTGCCGGCGCTGCCACAGATACAAGCGTTGCGGCAATGCACAGTGCTGCAGCGGTCTTTTTCATAGTTTTCTTCATACATAACACTCCTTCGCTATATAGACTAGAATGACTCCGATAATCCAAAATTACCCCACCCAGTGCGTCCAGCCTACGGCCTTGCCCTCAATGTGCACCTCTTCCAGCTGGGAGCCAGTATAGATCATAGGCGCATAGGCCGGGTTTGCAGGCATCAGGGTCAGCGTGCCGGGGTTGTAATATACCCGCTTGAGGGTGGCTTCACCATCAATGCGCACCGCTGCGATCTCGCCGTTCTCCACCTCCGGCTGGATGCGGATATACACCACGTCTTTATCGTGAATGCCGGCATCCACCATGCTGTCACCGTGGCAGGTCAGGGAAAAATCGCACCGGATGTTCTCCGGCACGTCCACCATTTTTTCAATGTTCTGCTCTGCCGTGATGGGTTCCCCGCAGGCAATGCTGCCGATCAGCGGGATTTTCTTCATCTTTGGCATCGGCTCAAAGCCCGGAAGGATAGTGGGCTTCTTGGGCGCTAGTACAATCGGGTCAGCAATCTTAATATCTGTACGTCCGTACAGATAATTCATATCCACATTAAACAGGTCAGCGATTGCCTCCATAGTTTCAAACCCTGGTTCCCGCTCCCCACGTTCATACATGTTTACACTACTCTTGGACAAATCTAGCTCATCCGCAAGCCGTTGCTGTGACCAGCCTTTTTCACGGCGCAGCGATTTTAGCCGCTCTGCAAAAGTTGCCATCAGGCCACCTCCCTATATTATTACAATCAAATAATAGCACATATCGTGCGCAAGTTCAAGCACAAAATGTGCACTATTCTTTTGCACACATTTTGTGCACTCTGCGAATAGATTTATTTTTCGGTTTTGAGTACAATAAGTGCACAGAAAGGAGGTGACCCAATCAGATGGACGGTAAGACCATCGGCCACAAGCTGCGCGCGTTGCGCGGCGAAATGGACGCAAAAACCGTTGCTGATGCGCTTGGGATCAGCACTTCGGCGCTTTTTATGTATGAGCGTGGCGAACGCATTCCCCGCGACCAGATCAAAAAGCGCATCGCTCAGTACTTCGGCCAGAGCGTCGAAGAAATTTTTTTCGCAGAATGAGTACATATTGTGCACAAGCTCATTCAATAGGAGGTGAAGAGCATGAAAAAGTCTAATCTTCAAAAAACAAAATCCGCCAGAGTGATTCAAGTCATTGAGACTGTCACTCTGGCGGGAGATGGCACGGATGCGAATCCGGTCTATGAAGTTCACCAGTACTGGACTCTGGACGGAAAGCTGTTGGCGAAACCAGGCTCTCTCGAAATGGAGCAGAATCTAAGCGACCTTTCGACCGGACAGCTTTTGAAAGAACTGGTAAAGCGCAACGACGTAAAAGTCATAGAACATCACCTGTCAAACAATTGCATCAACGTATCTTTGCAGATTGGCCATTTCGGATGCTACGAGATTCCGGATTTTACCAAGAGTGATGATTGTTCAAGATGAACGACGCTGTTCCTGCTTATCCTGATCTATCTCAAAAATTTCTTGATACAGTTCGTTGCGGTCATGCCGGGCAATGTACCAATCTTTGAGAAGCAATTCCAGAACCTTAACGAGCTTCTGAGCCTCGCCGGGGTCGATATCAACGATCAGATTTACATCTTTCTCCATGTGAGCGCCAATATTTCCTAAGCGGCGAATACCGTTGAGGACGCGATACTCGTCGACTGAAATTTTATCTTTGATTAAATCGATCTCGCTCGCAAGGTTTCCCGCTTTAACTCTCCAATAGTCCCGAATCATACCCTGCAAACAGCGGCGAGCCAACGTAGCAGCCGCCCTTGGACTAGCATCCAGAATAGCACAAGCTTCTAGATAGTCTGTTTTGATGGGTTCCGGGATATAATCCGGCAGAACTATTCCCGTATACGGAGGATACGTCAACGAGAAAGCATTGTCGAATCCGGTGATTTGAACGGAATATCCTTCACACGCCGGGCAGCAGTGGTAGCGGGCTTGGATTCCATGATTAAGCCATATGTAGCCAGTTACCGCTAATTCGTCCGCATCTCGGCCGAAATCAATCGTTCGGAGTTTTGTATTATCGCTTTTCTCGATGAATTCAACCCCGCAATACGGACATCTAAATTTTGTTTCAGGCATTTCAGCATCTCCCTTCCGCCCCAGTATACCGCAGGAGCGAGGTGCACACAAGGAGGTGAACCACATGAACAATAACAAAAAGCCCGGCGAACCTGCGGAAGAGGAACGCTGGGCGCTGAAGGAGGTGAACACGATGAAGAATCCGTTAGCTGTTCAGATTCTGGCTCTGAGCATCCAGATCCTTGCACTGGTTGTCATTTTATTAAAGAAATAAACATGGATGCAGCAGCAATTAAAATCGCAATCAAATTGTAAAGCCGGTTGATTCGATCTTCTTTTGCCTGCTCACGGTCCTTTTCCTCCTGTTTTCGCTGACTCTCTTCAAACTGCTGTTGCAGCTTTTTCAGATTTTCAGCGGTACTCAGTTGAGCCGACAACTGCATCGCGTGTTCTTGCGCCGCAGCGCGTGCAACTGTAGCCATCGCTTCATGGTCTCGCGCAACTGCATTAGCTGAGCATTTAACCACATCATTCAGTTCAGACATTATTCTCACCTCCCTTCTGTCTCTCTATTCTACCGCAGAAGGGAGCCACCCACAAGGAGGTACATCTTCACCATGAACGACATCATCTTATCCACCCAGAACGGCGAACCGGTGGCATCCAGCCGGGAAGTCGCTAAGCGCTTCGGGAAGAACCACCGAGATGTTCTTCGCGCAATCGAGGACATTCTGGAGGGGGTGCGCAAAATTGCGCAGACCCCCAAAGATATCACAGCGCAAAATTGCGCTGTGCCCCAGAGCGCTGAAAATTCAGCTGTGACCCAGATGTTCTTCAAATCCGAGTACACCCACCCTCAGAACCACCAGAAGTACCCCATGTACCTGATGAACCGGGACGGCTTTTCGCTGCTGGCCATGGGCTTTACCGGCAAGGAAGCCGTGCAGTGGAAGCTGAAGTACATTGCCGCGTTCAATGCAATGGAGAAGCAGCTGGCCGCACAGCACAAAGAGCAGCGGGCCGTGCAGGATGCCAACATCCAGAACGCCATCGACCGGGTGATCGAAGCCCGGAAGAAGCTGGACGAGAACACCGCTTTTCTGGACGAGTGCCGCAAGAACCGCGAGGACAGCAAGGCCAAGTATATGCAGGTCAAGGCCCTGTGCGGCGAGTTCAAGGCCATTTACGGCCAGCATTGCGACACGGTGCGCACCATGGAGAACGTGGTGCGCGGCTCCCAGAGCTACCTCACCAGCGCCATTGACAACCTGACCATCGTTTCCAAAGGCTACCCGTTCTACGCCGCCCTGATGGACAGCCTGCTGGATGGGCTGCCCGCCGAAAAGAAGGAGGAATAAAATGTTGAACGCATCAACCATTCGCGGCACCTTCCGGCAGATTCCGTACTGGAAGCTGCGGGGCCGGTTCCACAGCTGCGGGTTCCGGGATCAGGAGATTGCAAATGCAATCGGCATCGGAACTGACACAATGAGCAAGCGGATGAACGGGAAGCAGCCTTGGACAAGCACTGAGATCGCAGAAATTTGCAAGACGCTTGATATCCCGCAGGATGAAATCGGGGAGCTGTTCTTCCCTACTGTTGAGAAAGGAAAATCCGCATGAAAATCAAATCCGGCGTATGGTACTGGCTGGCAATGGCCTGCTTTGTGGTGGGCCTGCTGTACAGCATGGGCCTCGAGGGCACCTGTCAGACCGGCGGCACCATTTCGGACGGTGCGTTCATTACGGCTATGGTGCTGATCCTGCTGGCAATCTTCTTCATGCTGCAGGGCTTTGCAGCCGAAGCGCGTGAGAAGCGGCCCCGCAAGATTCACCAGCAGCCCCGCAACACCGTGAAGAGCGGCAGGAAGGCGGGCTGACACCACCCATGAATAAAGGAAAGCACTTCACCCGCGTTTGTTTGGACTGCGGCAAGGTGATGGAAAATGTTGCTGGCAACCTGCGCTTTTGCGCTTCCTGCCGCAGAGAGCGCCACAACCAATATTGCAGGGATTACAGGGCGCATAATGAAAAACCTGCCCGCGTCATGTGGTACACCGTCTGGGACGCAAAGACCGGCGATCTACTGGCATCCGGCACGTCCGAGATGTGTGCCCGGCGGCTGGGCTACAAGAGCGCGAACAGCTTTGCGTCTGCCGTCAGCCATGGGCTCAGCGGCAGCCATCGAACTTACAAGTACACATTTGCGCGGGAACGTATCGACCGCAGCGAGGTGGACAGCCTGCCGCCGGTACGCACTATACGAAAAAAGCCCGCCGGTGCGCCAACACCGACGAGCTGCAAGGGATGATGGAATTTGAAAGCCCCATCGCCCTTAATGATATCACATCAGAAAGGATTTTACAAATGAAAGGTATTTTAGTCGAACCGGGCAAAGAGCCGGTGGTCACCACCCTGCCGGACACGCTGCAGGGCATCGAAGCACTGCTGCGGTGCCCCTGTGAGCAGAAAGTCCTGCCACGCACCCCGGCAGTGCTGGTGTACGGCATCATGGGCAGAGACTTGAACCGTATCTATCGCGGCCAGCATATCTACGGCCCTATCCTCTGCTATGGCTGGAAGGGCAACAACATCCAGCCCATGAGCAAGGATGTGCAGGCCGAGATGCTGGACCGCCTCAAGGACACGGAGGTGCGGGTATGACGGACTACACCATCAGTTTCAAACTTTCCAACGAGACGGTTTATGCCTGTTACCGCGGCCGTTTCTGGCGCTGGGACGGCAGCATTTGGAAAGGAAGCCGCATCATGACGCATAGATTTGAGCTGGCCAGAGCGGCAGACAAGAATCTGACTCCGCAGGCATTCCTGACCAATGGCGCGGAGTTCGCCCCGTTGGATGAGTATGAAATCGACTGCGCAATGCTGGACGCGTTGGAAAATGCCAAGCCCTGCAAGAACGCGCCCATTGAACCGGTGGAAGAACACCCTACCCCATCCGCGCAGTGTTCGGATGCTGCCACTGCTGCGGAAAGCCAAACTGCGGCATCCCCGACAGCGCCGGAGGGGTCAAGCCCTACGACGGAGACGGCAGATGCTGCCAGCAGCTCCGATGCTCCGGGCAATGCAACCGGAAAGAATGCTGCACTATCCGCCACCTCCGGCAGCTCTTTGAGTAATCCCGCCGCACCCACCTTTGACTTTGGTGCAGACGACCAGACAAACGCCCTGCTTTTGCAGGATGCGCAGACCTTCATCACCGGCAATATGGCCCGCATTATGGCCGCAAAGCACGCCCACGATCTGACCGCAAACCACTATCAGGGCAGCTGGGGCAAGTGGTGCACCGCTGTCGGTATCAGCCGGGACACCGGTGACAACATGGTGAGAGTTGCCGAACAGTTCGGCAACATCCAGCTGGAAGGCAAGTCCATTCTGGACGTTCAGCCTATGAAACTGCTGTATGCTGCGGCCAAGCCCAGCACCCCGGAGGTGGTCAAGCAAGCCGTTTTTACCGGTGACATCACTACTTATAAAGAGTATCAGAAGCTTATGGCCCAGCTCAAGGCCGAAAAAGAGCGCGCCGATGCTGCCGAAGCCCATCTGGAAGCCGCCAACGCCGACATCAACGGGCTGGCCGAACGTGCCCAAAAGGCCGAAACCGAACGAGACAAGGCCCGTGCTGACCAGCTGAGCACCGCCAAGGATTGCAACCGGCTGGGTTTGAAGGTCTCACAGGAAAAAGACCGTGCCGACAAGGCTGAAGCCCGGGCCAAGGATGCTGAGAATCAGCTTTCCGGCTCCCGGCAGGTGGCCGAAGCGGCAAAGCTCCGGGCGGATAAGCTGCAGGAAGAAAATGCGGCCCTGAAAAAGCAGCCCATCGCTGCCGTGGTGGATGAGGAAGAGGTAGACCGGCGGGCAGGCGAAAAAGCTTACGAGATCGCGGCCGGAATGACTGCGGACTATAAGGCACAGCAGGAACAGGATGCCCGCGATGCCTACGACAGCATCATTCTGGCCGGGCGCTCCATCACAAGCATCGTTCAGTCCGCCAAAATGCAGTTCCGCAAACTGCCGGACGACCAGCGGGAGACCGCAATCAACCAGTTCGTGCACACACTCGCATCCGCTCAAGGGGAGGTATCCGCATGTCTGTAAAGATCATGGCCTTAGAGGCCGAAAACGTCAAACGCATCAAGGCCGTTGCACTCACGCCGTCGCCCACTGGCCTGACCATCGTGGGCGGCAACAACAATCAGGGCAAAACCAGTGTTCTGGATGCTCTTGCATGGGCACTGGGCGGCGACCGTTTCCGCCCGGACGCTGCCCAGCGGGACGGCGCAGTGGCTCCGGCGCATCTGAAGGTCAAGCTTTCCAACGGTGTGGTGGTGGAACGCAAGGGCAAGAATGCCAGTCTGACCGTCACCGATCCTACCGGGCGACGCAGCGGCCAGCAGCTGCTCAACGCCTTCATCGAGCCGCTGGCGCTGGATCTGCCCCGCTTCATGGAAGCATCCGACAAGGAGAAAGCCGACATCCTGCTGCGGATCATCGGCATCGGCACCGAGCTGCACACCCGGGATCTTGAGATCAAGGCCCTGTACGACAAGCGCACCTTCACCGGCCAGCTGGCCGCGCAGAAAAAGCACTTTGCCGAGGAGCTGATCTCCTACCCGGATGCGCCGGATGAGCCGGTCAGCGCGTCCGACCTCATCCGCCAGCAGCAGGAAATTCTGGCCCGCAACGGCGAGAACCAGCGCAAGCGCCAGCAGTTCCATGAGCTGGCCCGCCAGCGGGATGAAGCACTGGAAGAAATGCACCGTCTGGATGAGCGCATCGCCGAATTGACTGCACAGAGGGAAGAAGTAAGCAAGAAGCACACACTGCTGTTCACGCAGGCCATGGATGCCAGTAAAACGGCGGAACAGCTTCAGGACGAATCCACCGCCGAACTTGAAGCATCCATCCGGGATATCGAGGAGACCAACCGCAAAGTCCGCGCCAACCTTGAAAAATCCCGGGCCGAGGACGAAGCCGCCCGGTATGCCAGCGATTACGACAAGCTCACCGAAGCCATCACCCGGAAGCGGGCCGACCGCATGGCCCTGCTGAACGGTGCTGACCTGCCCCTGCCGGAGCTGAGCGTGGAGGACGGCTCCCTTACCTATAAAGGCAAGCACTGGCGGGATATGTCCGGCAGCGACCAGCTGCGGGTGGCCGCTGCCATCGTCCGCCGCCTGAACCCGGACTGCGGTTTCGTGCTGCTGGACAAGCTGGAACAAATGGACATGACCACCCTGCAGGAGTTTTCCGTATGGCTGGAAACAGAACACCTGCAGGCCATTGCCACCCGGGTCTCCACCGGCAGCGAGTGCCAGATCATCATTGAGGACGGCATGGTGAAGGATACCGAAACCTCCCTGCCGCCCGTCACCGAAAAGCCCCAGCAGAAAAGCTGGACGAAAGGAGCGTTCTAAATGAGCAAATATGCAGTTACCACCGGCATCCAGAATGCGCCGGTCAAGACCGTGCTGTACGGGCCCGAGGGCATCGGCAAAAGCACCTTTGCATCCCATTTCCCGAATCCCGTTTTCATCGACACCGAGGGCGGCACCAAGCGGCTGAACGTCAAGCGCCTGCCCCAACCCACCAGCTGGGCCATGCTGCTGGATGAGGTGGACGAGGTATGCAAGGGCAGTGTCCCCTGCGGCACGCTGGTCATTGATACCGCCGACTGGGCTGAACGCCTGTGCATTCAGGCCGTGTGTGCCAAAGCCAAGGTGAACGGCATCGAAGATTTCGGCTACGGCAAGGGCTACACCTATGTTAAGGAAGAGTTCGGCAAGCTGCTGGACGCGCTGGAAGAGGTGCTGAACACCGGACACAATGTTCTGATCCTTGCCCACGCGGCCATCACCAAGTTCGAGCAGCCGGACGCGGCGGGCAGCTACGACCGCTGGACCATGAAGACCACCAAGCAGGTGGAGCCGCTGCTGCGCGAGTGGTGCGATATGCTGCTGTTTGCCAACTACAAGACCGTTGTGGAAAAGGTGGGCGACGGCAAGAACGCCAAGAGCAAGGCCAGCGGCGGCAGGCGTGTACTGTACACCGCGCATCACCCCTGCTGGGATGCCAAAAACCGCTTTGACCTGCCGGAGGAAGTACCCTTTGACTATGCCAGCATTGCCGCCTGCATCCCCGGCGCAATGTCTGCACAGGCACCAAAACCGGAACCGCAGCCGCGTTCCCAGCCGGAAGCCGACATCCTGCCCAGCCCGCAGCAGGAAGCAAAGCCGGTGGCTCAGCCGCAGCCCGCACCGCTGCAGGAAAGCTCCGAGAAAAATGTTCTGCTCAGTCTGGGCGTGCCGGAAAAGCTGGCCGCTCTGATGAGCGCCAACAAGGTCAGCTGTGAAGAGCTGCAGGGCGTTGTGGGCAAACGGGGCTATTTCCCGGAGGATATGCCCATCAAGGACTACCCCGCTGACTTTGTAGAGGGCTGTCTAATCGCCGCATGGCCGCAGGTGTTCCAGATGGTGCTGGATAACCGTGATATCCCGTTTTGACCCTCTCACCGGGCCCGTCCGCCCTGCGGCGGCGCAGCCCCGGAGCTCCCCCGAAGGGGGAGCCAAGAATCAAGGAATCATTATAAAGGAGATATATTATGAACGACATGAACACCACCGACCGCGCCCTGAGCTGGGACGACGAATTTACCAACGAGCAGCAGGAGTTCGTGCTCCTGCCCGAGGGCGAGTATGCCTTTGAGGTCACCGGCATGGAGCGTGCCCGCTTTGAGGGCAGCGCAAAGCTCCCGCCCTGCTCCATGGCAAAGCTGACCCTGAAGATCTTCGGCGGGGCCAAGGGTGATACCACCGTGACCCACCGCCTGTACCTGCACACTAAAACGCGGGGCCTGCTGGGGGCTTTCTTTGAGAGCATCGGTCAGTGCAAGCGGGGCGAGACCTTCCGCCCCCGCTGGAACGAGGTCGTGGGTGCCAAAGGCATCTGCAAGCTGGGCATCCGTGAGTACACCAAGCAGAGCGGTCCTCATGCAGGTGAGACCGGCCAGAGCAATGAGGTGCAGCGCTTCCTGCCGCCGCCGGAACCCAAGGCCGCACCCACTCAGGGCTGGACACAGGGGGCGTTCTAAATGGCCGAGACACAAACCCTGCGTCCCTACCAGCAGCAGGCCCGTGAACGCATCCACGCCGAGTGGGAGAACGGCCACACCCGCACCCTGTTGGTGTTGCCTACCGGCACCGGCAAGACCATCGTGTTTGCATCGGTAGCTGCCGATCAGGTGCGGGCGGGCCACCGGGTGCTCATTCTGGCGCATCGCGGTGAGCTGCTGGAACAGGCAGCGGACAAGCTGCAGCGCTCCACCGGCCTTGTCAGCGCGGTGGAAAAGGCAGATGCCACCTGTCTGAATACATGGTTCCGTGTGGTGGTGGGCAGCGTGCAGACCCTGCAGCGCACCGCCCGGCTGGAACGCTTTCCGCATGATTACTTTGGCACTATCATCATCGACGAGGCCCACCACGCCATTACCGACGGATACCGCCGCATCCTCGACTACTTCGGCAGCGCCAAGGTGCTGGGCGTCACCGCCACCCCTGACCGGGGCGACATGCGCAATCTGGGCGAGGTGTTCGACAGCCTTGCCTTTGAGTATAAGCTGACCGATGCCATCAAAGAGGGTTATCTGTGCCGCATCATGGCCCAGACCATTCCCCTGAAGCTGGACATTTCTTCTGTCACCATGAGCGGCGGGGACTACGCCGTGGGAGACCTCGGCACTGCGCTTGACCCCTATCTGGAACAGATCGCCGCCGAGATGGCCCAGCGCTGCAAAGGCCGCAAAACGGTGGTGTTCCTGCCCCTCATCAAGACCAGCCAGAAGTTCCGCGACCTGCTGAACTCCCATGGATTCCGTGCCGCCGAGGTCAACGGCCAGAGCCCCGACCGCAAGGAAGTGCTGGCGGATTTCGATGCAGGCAAATACAACGTGCTGTGCAACTCCATGCTGCTCACAGAGGGCTGGGACTGCCCGTCTGTGGACTGCGTGGTGGTGCTGCGGCCCACCAAGGTACGTAGCCTGTACAGCCAGATGGTAGGGCGCGGCACCCGGCTCTCCCCGGGCAAGAGCGATCTGCTTTTGCTGGATTTTTTGTGGATGACCGACAAGCACGAGCTGTGCCGCCCGGCTGATCTGGTCTGTGAGGACCGCACCGTGGCCCGCCAGATGACCGAAAATCTGGCCGAGAGCGGCTGCCCGCAGGACATCGAGGAAGCCGCCGTGCAGGCCAGCGAGGACGTGGTGGCCCAGCGGGAGGAAGCACTTGCAAAACAGCTGGAAGAACAGCGCCGCAAAAAAGCCCGTCTCGTGGACCCGCTGCAGTACGAGATGAGTATTCAGGCTGAAGATCTTGCCGGATATGTGCCGGCCTTTGGCTGGGAAGCAGGCCCGCCCAGCGCTGAACAGACTGCTGCTCTTGAGAAAATGGGCATCCTGCCGGACGCGGTGGAATCCGCAGGCAAGGCTTCCCTGCTGCTGGACCGGTTGAACAAGCGCCGCGCTGAAGGGCTGACAACGCCCAAGCAGATCCGCGTGCTGGAACGTTACGGTTTCCAGAGCGTGGGCACATGGAGCTTTGATGCAGCCAAACACATGATCGACCGCATTGCGGTGCAGGGCTGGCGCGGCGTGCCCAAGGGCGTGAACCCCAGAACCTATATCCCGCCTGCGGAACCGCCCGCTGCGCCGGACAGTCCTTTTAACTTTGGATGGTAACGCGAATGGAACATGAAAATGAACTCAAAAACTGCAATTTTGCAGTTATAGCCGCTATGACTGCAGATTTTGCAGTGCAAAATAGCCTATATATAATAGCTAAAACTGCAACTGCAATTGTGATGGGGTCTCCCGAAGGATGGGGCGACCACAGCCCCCATCCATTCGGGGAACCCTCCCCATCACGTTGGCGCTAAAACCCGAAAAAAAGAAAAAACGAGGTGAACCCCATGTACACACAATTCTTTATTCCCATGCAGCCGCCCACCACTACCCACAACGCAAAGCAGCTGCACGCCTACATGAAGGGCGGGCAGCCGCACGCGGTGCTCCACGACAGCCCGGAACTGAAACAGACCCGCGCCAAGCTCCACGCCCATCTTGCGCCCCACGCGCCGCAGCAGCCCATTCCCGCAGGCCGTCCGGTGCGGCTGCTGGTCAAGTGGTGCTTCCCTGCCGAGGGCCGCAAAAGCGGCAGCTGGCGCACCACAAAGCCGGACACCGATAATCTGGAAAAAGCCCTCAAGGACGAAATGACCCGCCTGCACTTCTGGGCCGATGACGCGCAGGTGTGCAGCGAGATCGTAGAAAAATTTTGGTCGGACCCCTGCGGCGTGTTCGTCCGGGTGGAGGAACTGTAATGACCTACGAAGAGAAAAAGGCATGGCTCTGGAGGTACCGGACGGCCAAGCGGTTCGAGCTGCTCAAACTGGACGATCTGGCCACGCTGCAGACCGATGCCACCCACACCACCCAGCGCTTTTCCCCTGTGCCGGGCGGCAGCGGCGACGGACAGGCTCTGCCCCGCAGCGTGGAGCGCATCGACGAGGCCCGCCGGGCCGCTGAGGCGCAGTCTGCCGTGTGCGATGCCATCCGGGCCGAGATCATGGAGGTGTTCCACCAGCTGGACGATGAGGTGGATTTCATGATCCTGTTCCGGCGGTACATCCTGCTGGAGGACTGGCCAGACATCGCGGTCAACGTCCGCATTTCCCGCAGCCAGATGTTCCATCGCCACAGCGCGGCCATAAAAAGACTGGAGATCAAAAGTCCGGACTGAACCGGAGCGAACCGGACTTGATAATACTGTCAACCCCTGCTAAAATTTAAAATGCCGAAGCCCGCAGGAAAGACTTACTCCCTTCATCCCTGCGGGCTTTGTGCTGCCCGGCTGACACAGAGGATCACCTTTCCCGACCAACAGCCTGAATGCACCAGCCGGGCGTTTTTTGAATATTCCGCCGTTCGGATCTTCCGGGCGGCTTTTTGATTTTACGGCAAGAGAGGTGGTGAGGATGACCGACAAGCAGGATCGTTTCTGTGAAGAATATATGATCGACCTGAACGCCACTCAAGCGGCCATCCGCGCCGGATACAGCCTAAAAACCGCAAGAGAACAGGCACCCCGGCTGTTAGCAAATGTTAGCATTCAAAATCGCATTGCCCAGCTGCAGGCTGAGCAGAGCCGCCGGACCGGTGTATCTGCTGATCGTGTCGTTCGAGAGCTTGCCAAGATTGCATTTGCCAACGCCAGCGACCTGATCGACCCGGAGACTGCTTCTGTCAAACTGGATGCCTCCCGGGATGATCTGGCCGCAATCCAGTCCATCAAGGTCAAGAGCTTTGGCGAGGACGGTTTGGAACACGAGGTCAAACTTGCAGATAAGCTCCGAGCACTTGACCTGTTGGGCAAGCATTTAGGTATGTACAACGGAACATCCGATAATTCTGCCGATCAACTCAAGAAGGCCCAAGAGATACTGGAGGGAGTCAACAGTGTTATCGCCTAAGCAGCTGGAATACCTGTCTCAATGCAACCACCGTTGGAATCTAAAAGTTGGAGCAACCGGTTCCGGAAAAAGCTGGCTGGATTATGCGGTGGTCATTCCGAAGAGACTGCTTGCATTGCGTGGCGAAGGCGCTGCCGTTATGCTGGGAAATACGCAGGGCACCCTCAGCCGGAACGTTTTGGACCCTATGCGCGAAATCTGGGGCGAGGGGCTTGTGGGCACGATCAGCAGTGACAACACTGCGCGCCTGTTTGGCCGTCGGGTGCACATTCTCGGTGCAGACAGCAAAAAGCATGTGGCCCGCATTCAGGGCATGACCATCGAATACGGCTACGGTGACGAAATGACCACCTGGGACGAAGCTGTGTTCCAGATGCTGAAGACCCGCCTACGTTGCCCACACAGTCATTTCGACGGTACAGCAAACCCAGACAGTCCACAGCATTTTCTGAAAAAATTCATCGACGATCCTAAAGTGGACGTTTTCTGTCAGACCTCTACAATCAACGATAATCCGTTTTTGCCGACAAAGTTCGTGAATGATCTGAAGCATGAACTTGCTGGAACGGTCTACTATGACCGTTTCATACTGGGCAAATGGTGCAACGCTTCCGGCCTGATCTATCCGTTCTTTTCTCTGTCAGAGGACACCTACCTCTTTCACGGTGATGCTTCCCACATCGACGGGCAGTTTTACGTGTCCATCGACTACGGCACGCACAACCCCTGCAGCATGGGCCTGTGGGTCATTCATGATGGCAAGGCCCTGCGCATCAAGGAAAGCTATTTTGACAGCCGTGCCGAGCGTGTGCAGCGCACGGACGAAGAGCACTATGCCGAGCTGGAACGCCTGACCAAGGGCTATTACATACAGGCGGTGGTGGTTGACCCGTCCGCCGCTTCATTCATCGAGACCATCCGGCGGCACGGAAAGTATCTGGTGATCCCCGCTGATAACGACGTGCTTAACGGCATCCGCTGCGTGGCATCCCTGATGCAGGCCGGGCTTGTGACTATCCACGAAAGCTGCACGGCATCCCGCCGGGAGTTCGGCCTGTACTCGTGGGACGACAAAGCCAAAGAGGACCGCGTCGTGAAGGAGAACGACCACGCCATGGACGACATCCGCTATTTCTGCTATACGATACTGGCCCCGCTGATCCGCTGGGCAGACTGGAGACGAAAATAATGTTTGATAGACTGCTTTTCTGGCTGCGGGAGAAAGCGCGGCTGCTGTTCGGTGAAAATACCACTGTCAGCGCCAGCGTGTCCTACAGCATGGAGAATGCGATCATCCTGTGGGCGCAGATGTACGATACCGGCGGGCCGTGGTGCCACGGCGGCAAGAACGCCCTGCACAGCCTGAAGCTGGCCCAGAGTGTTGCATCGGAGCTGGCCCGTCTGACCACGCTGGAAATGGAATGCATTGTTTCCGGCAGTGCCCGCGCCGACAGCATCAGCACCATGCTGCAGCCTTTCATTGCAGATCTGCGCACCCCGGTGGAATACGGCTGTGCGCTGGGCGGCATCCTGTTCCGGCCCTTCCTCGATGCAGAGGGACGCATCCAGATCGATGCTGTGCAGGGGGATTGCTTCTGCCCTACCCGCTTTGATAGCTCTGGCCGCATGACCGGGGCTATTTTTTATGACCATCTGGTGCGCGGCAACCGCATTTACACTCGTCTTGAAGATCACGAGTTTTCCGGCAGCACGTACAGCATCACGGTCAAGGCGTTCCGCTCAATGACCAGTACAGACCTCGGCATCGAGGTGCCGCTGACCGATGTACCGGAATGGGCCGCGATCTCGCCGCACACCGAGTTCTCCGATGTAGACCGTCCGCTTTGGGGCTATTTCAGAGTGTCCAGCGGAAATTCCACTGATCGGCACTCCCCGCTGGGCGTGAGCGTCTATGCCGCTGCTGTTGACACCATCCATGATGCCGATGAACAGTATGGGCGGCTTCTGTGGGAGTATGACGGCGGGCAGCTGGCCCTTGACGTTGACCAGACCGCCCTGCGACCCAACATCAACGGCGAGAGCGTTATGCCGCAGCGTGAGCAGCGCCTTTACCGCAACTGGTTGAACGGCAGTTCCGGGGCCAATGGCCGGAACCTTTACGAGGTGTTTGCCCCTGCCCTGCGCGATGAAAGTTATCGTCGGGGGATGGATACCATGCTCAAGCGGGTGGAGTTCCAGTGCGGCCTTGCCTACGGCACCCTGTCCGACCCGCAGAACGTGGACAAGACCGCCGAGGAGATCAGGAGCAGCAAGCAGCGCAGCTACACTACCGTCAAGGATCTGCAGCGGGCGCTGGGCAATGCGCTGACCGATCTGGTATACTCCATCAGCAAGCTGCTGGATGCCCAGTGGAACAGCGGCGCAGCCGTTTCCCCGCCGGGCGACTGCAACGTGACCTTTGACTTTGACGATAGCATCATCTCCGACCCCAAGGAGCGCAAGCAGATGTATTGGGGCTACGTTACCGCAGGCAAGTTCCCGTTCTGGCGGTATCTGGTGGAGTTTGAGGGCTACAGCGAGGACGATGCCAAGGCCATTGCCGCCGAAGCGGATGCCGAGAACCGCAGCCCTGAAGCCCTCACCTTCGGGGGTGCCTGATGCTGCCGCCGTCTACCCTCGACCAGATGCCGGATGCCTTTGTGCAGCTCTGGCAGCAGGTCGAAGAGCAGATCCTGCAGGACGTTGCCCGGCGCATCGGCAAGATGGACAAAGTGACCGCTACTGCAAACTGGCAGCTGTGGCGCTACCAGCAGACCGAAGCGGTGCGCAATGATGTGGTGAAGCTGCTGGCCAAGTACACCGGCAAGAGCGAAACGGCCATCCGCAAGCTGCTTTTGCAGGCTGCGACCGAAGCCATGGAGCGGGAAGATGCGATCTACTACCACTACGATATGGAGCCGACCCCCTTTGAAGAGAGCGCCGCCCTGAACAATTTGCTGGATGCCGGTGCGCGGCAGACCTGCGGCACATGGCAGAATCTAACCGCCACCACGGCAAACACCGTCACAGGGGCCTTTGAGCGCACGCTGGACGCTGCATGGCTCAAGGTGAGCACCGGTGCCTTCGACTACAAAACCGCCGTCAAACAGGCCGTGGACAGCCTTGCAGACGACATGCCCATGGTCACCTATCCCAGCGGCCACACCGACAGCATCGAGGTGGCCGCACGGCGTGCCATCCTGACCGGTGTCAACCAGACAGCTGGCAAGCTGCAGGTGGCCCGCGCCGACGAGATGGGCGTGGAGTTCTTCGAGACCACCGCCCACGGCGGGGCACGACCTTCCCACGCTGAGTGGCAGGGCAGGCAGTTCCACCGGGGCGGCGCGGTCGATTACAAGGGCAAGCACTACCCGGACTTTGAAGCCGCCACCGGCTACGGCACGGGAGCAGGGCTTTGCGGCTGGAACTGCCGACACCAGTTCTTTGCCTGCTTCCCGGAGCTGGGCGACCCGCCCGCGTGGACGCGTGAGCAGCTGGAAGCCCTGAACGCCCGGAACATCGAGTGGAACGGCAAAAAGTACACCGCCTATGAGATATCCCAAATGCAGCGTGCCCGGGAGCGGAACGTCCGCCGCTGGAAAAAGCGGTATCTGGCCGAGGATGCTGCCGGGCTGGACACCACCGACAGCGCGGTGCGCCTGAGAGCGGCCCGCCAGAGCCTTGCAGAGTTTGCACAAGCCACGGGTGGCCGTGTTGACAGCGCCCGTGTCAGCGTGCCCAAGTTCGGCAGGAGCGAAGCCAGCAGGGCAAGCGCACAGGTGCGGAAGGCGGAGCCGCATAAGGTTCAAAGCACACGGGGTAGCGGCGGCGCATCTGGACAGAATGGAAAAACCGTGCGTAAAGTTTTGGGAAAGGTCGATACGACCAACACGAAACAGGTTGACGCGCTTAAAAATTCGTTCTGTTCTGGCTATGCAAAATCTGACGTTGAGCATATGATGGTCATTACAAAAGATGGCGAAGTCCATTATATGACCGACAACAATCCCAGAGGGGTTGACTGTTCGTATCTGGGTGGTAAACTGGAAGGTAGTTACAACATTCACACCCATCCACCGAAAACCACGCAATATTCTTTTAGCACAGACGCAGATATCCCCGGCGCATTCGCTGACGGTACTGCTGTCATGGAAGCGGTTGACTACAAATACCGCTATCGTTTTGTTGTACCTGAAAATATCACGTTTGAGCAGTGGGAAGCCGTGTGTGAGGAAGTTCGCGAGGAGCGAAATGCCGTAATGGAAAGCAGAGGGTATGGCTTCGATGATTATGAAGAAAATATCCAGCATGTCATTATTGACGAAACATGCCGCAGACTTGGCTTGAAGTGTTATCACAGGGAGAAGCGAACATGATTTATACTCTGGAACAGATTGACCAGCTCACAAAGGAAAGCGTCCGGCGTGAAAATGCGCTCATTGCTGAATATCGGCGTACACATACAGTCCCCGGCAGAGGGGTTATTTCTACTCCAGAAATTGATGCCGAGCGTGCAGAGCAAAAGCGTCTGTATGGGGAATACCTCAAAGCTCTTGCCAATAAGGATTAACCACCATCCACCCGGACGGTGGTTTTCTTTTGCCAATTTTTCAGGAGGTACACTATGGTTACTACTGTTCTTATTGTTCTGATGATCCTTGCCCTGCTTGAGATCGTTCTGCTGAACGGTGCCCGGCTGTTCTTCATGATTGCATCCGCCGTGCAGCAGGCGCAGGACGACAAATACACGCCGCACCCGCACCCCAAAAAGTAAGCTTTCATTCACGGAAATACCCCATTTTAACCACTATGTGCCCCGAAAAAGGCTTCATAGTGGTTTTTCATGCCGTTTTAGCTCATGTTGGCAGAGCACCGGACTTTTAATCCGGGGGTGGCGGGTTCAACTCCCGCAAGCGGCACCACAGCGGAAGGCGGCGCGTACCCCGTCTTGTCCCGTGCGGAATGAGAACCGCGATACAAAACAGCAGGGACTTATCCACCCAACAGACAAAAGAAAGGAGCACATCGCAAGTGAAACGCGAAGATGTGAGCAAGATCATTCCGGGTATCACCTCGGACCAGCTGGACAGCATCATGAACCTGCATGGCGCGGATATCACGGCCAAGGTGAACGAGATCACCACCCTCAAGGCCGAGAAAACCACCCTGACCGAACAGCTGTCCACTGCAAACAGCAAACTGGAAGGCTACGACCCTGAGTGGAAGGCCAAGGCCGAGCAGGCCAAGGCCGATGCTGCGGCTCAGATCGCTGCCCTCGAAAAGGGCTACGCTCTGGAACGCAAGGCATCCGGCCTGAAATTTTCCAGCGAGAGTGCCCGCAAGGCATTTCTGACAGATGCCAAGTCCCAGAATTTTGCCATGAAGGACGGCGAGATTCTGGGCTTTGATGATTATGTCAAGGCTTTCAAAGAGAGTGATCCCAGTGCTATCCTGCCGGACGGCGGCATGGCACGTTTTTCCGCATCGGCGACCGGCGCACCCGGCCAGCCCGCAAACACACATGAGGCCGCAAATGCTGCATTCCGCGCAGCGTTCGGCCAGAAAGGTTGATTCTTATGGCTATTGATGCAATCGCTCGCAATAAGGCTGAGGCCCTGATCCGGGAGCAGCTGGTGAACACCATCCAGCAGGACGTGCCCAAAAGCTCCACCGTCATGCAGCTGGGCACCCGCCTTGCCAATATGACCTCTAACCAGACCAAGATCCCCGTGCTGTCCATGCTGCCGCTGGCTTACTGGGTCAACGGTGACACCGGCATGAAAAAGACCAGCAAGCAGGAATGGGACAATGTCTATATGACCGCCGCAGAGCTGGCCGTCATTGTGCCCGTGCCCGAAGCTGTGCTGGCAGATTCCAGCTTTGACATCATGGGCGAGGTACAGCCCCGCGTCCGGGAAGCCATGGGCGCAAAAATCGACAACGCCATCCTGTTCGGCGGCGAGCGCCCCACCGAGTGGACGACCGATGTTCTGACCCTTGCGGCCAAGAACAAAGTCACCGGCCCCATCGACTACGCAAAGCTGCTGGGCAAGGACGGTCTGTTCTCCAAGGTTGAGGCTGGCGGCTTTGGTGTGGATGCCGTGGTCGGCGATCTGACCGCAAAGGCAGAACTGCGCGGCCTTGTGGATACCACGGGCCGTCCTCTGTTCCGTTCCGATATGCAGGGTGCAACCACCTACGCGCTGGACGGTGCCCCGATGTACTTCCCGGAGAACGGCGGCTTTGATGCTTCTAAGGCCCAGCTGATCGCAGGCAACTTCAAGAAGCTGGTGTACTCCATCCGTCAGGATGTCACCGTGAAGCTGCTGGATCAGGGCGTTATTCAGGATCCTTCCACCAAGGAGATCGTTTACAACCTCGCCCAGCAGGATATGGTGGCCCTGCGTGTGGTCATGCGCATGGGCTGGGCACTGCCGAACCCTGCAACCCGCCTGAATGCCGACCGCTCCAAGGTTCCGTTCGCGTTCCTGACCGCCGCTGCCGTCGCAGCGTAAGGAGCCGCCATGCTGTACTGTACCTACGACGAATACCTCACGGCGGGCGGCACGGTGCCGGAAGCGGCCTTCGGGGTGCTGTGCAGCCGGGCTTCCCGCATGATCGATGCCGCCACCTTTGGCCGGGCGGAGAACCATGCCGCCGGGTGTGAGGCCTGCCGGGCAGCGCTGGCAGATGCCTGCACGCAGATCATCGGACTGTTGGCCGCTGCGTCTGCGGTGAGCGCTGTGCCGGGCGCTGCCAGCGTCTCCAACGACGGCTACAGCGTCACCTTTGGCAGCAATGCCAGTATGACCGCAGCCACCCGGCAGGAAGCCTATGAAATCATCCGCACGGCCCTCGGTGCTGACCCGCACGGCCTGCTGTACAGGGGGTGCTTCTGATGCAGACTGCTGTCACCGTGGTCAACCTTATCCGCGACATCGCCACCGAGACCGACACCCCGGAGTGCTGGGTGTTCCCCGGCTGCAGCTGGCGGGAATGCCGCTCCACGTCCGGCTCCGGCACTGCCAAGGACCCGGAGCGCACTACGCACATCCGCATTCCGGCCAGCGTGTGCACCATGGGCTATCTGCCCTACGCTCAATGGGCGGCTCTGCCTGCTGCCGAAAAGGCCAAACACTGGACCCTGAAACGCGGCTGGAAGCTGGTGCAGGGCACGGTGTCTGCCTTGACCGCCGAAGAGTATGCCAAACTCGAAAAAACACACCTGTGCTGCACCGTGTCGGCTGTCTCGGACGACCGGGAACCGCTGCTGCCGCACTGGCATGTGGAAGGGAGCTGACACCATGAGCGCACCGGTTTTTGATTTCAAGATCACCTTACGGCCCGGCCTGCAGGCGGATATGGACGCAGGCTTTGCAAAAGTGCAGTATGCGTTTTCCCAGCAGGTAGCCAAAACCGTTGACCCCTATGTGCCCTTTGACACCGGCACCCTGAAGAACAGCGTCAATCAGGCATCGGACTTCAAGAATGGTCTGCTGGTCTATAACACGCCCTACGCCCGCAGGCAGTATTATCTGCACGAGCAGGGCGCTGGACTGCACGGTGACAACCGCCTGCGCGGCTCCTACTGGGGCCAGCGGGCCATTGCCGACCACAAGGACGAACTGGAAAAGTTCGCCCACGATGCCGCAAAACAGTATCTCGGAGGTGAAAAATGAGTGAAGCCAAACCCACCATTGCCGCCCTGCGGGCGTGGCTCAAGACCTGCCCGCTGATCGCCGAGGAACAGGAAGCCACCGGCGCGGCCTTCCGCATTGCCGGACTGGAGGAAGAGGCCACCGCCTTTTCCATCGAGGACAGCCCCGGCGACCCGGTTTTGACCGAGTATCTCTCCGGGCGGGACATGGCGAAGAACTACCTCTTTTTGTCCCGCCGGGAGTGCGGCGAGGCGGACGTGCTCACCGTGCAGAACAGCGGCTTTTTTGAGCAGCTGACCGACTGGGTGATGGCCCAGAACGACTGCCACCACCTGCCTGCACTGGAAGCGCCCCGCCAGCCCCTCGGCGTGTCCGTCACCTCCACCGGCTTCATCGTCACCAGCAGCGCGGGCAGCTGCCGGATGCAGATGCAGCTGCGCCTGACCTACTATCAGCCCAGATGAAAGGAGTTTTGATATGACTGTTTCTGAAACTCTGGCTAAGCTCAAGACCGATAAGGATATCGAGCCGAAAGCCGACTACACCGGCGTAGAGCGCGCCGATGACTTTATTTTTGCCATTCAGACCAGCACCGAGCAGAACAAGGTCGGTGACTGGATCGTATGTGCAGAGCGTGTCAAGGAGCACTCCGGTGCTCTGAACGCCACCACCGAGGACAACTCGTATATCCGCGCCGGCACTGTGACCGAGAAGGGCGAGGTTCAGCGCACCTTTGCCCTGAACGGCAACCGCTGCGTGGGTGACGCTGCGCAGGATTTCCTGCTGAGCCACAAGGTCAAGTTCGGCTCCGGCCAGAGCGTGATCTTCCCCTACGTCTACTTCAGTGTCAAGACCGGCAAGGGCGAAAAGGGCCAGGCATCCTTCATCGTCACCAGCGATACCAGCGGTGCCGCCGGTGCCGCTGCAGGCTTTGCCTGCGACGTAAAGGGCATTGGCACCCCGTCGGAGTACGATTACCTGAACGACCCCGACATGCAGACGCAGGCAGCGCCCGGCAAGGCGGTCAAGGCCTGATATCCGCTTTCCCGTTCCGGTCCCGGAACGGGATTTTTTATGCCGTGAAACAGGTTTCTCCGGGGCAGTACCGGGGCACGGCGCAACGAAAGGAGCCAGAAAATGTTTATTTGTGGACAGGAATTTGAGTTTTCCATTTTGAACGCCAACGATATGCTCAAGCAATGCTTGCTTGAAATGAGCGAGATTGTCTATGCATAAAATCGAAAGGATGGTTTTCAAGTGAACATCAAGATCATTCAAAGGCAGTGCGGCGGCACCGAATTTC